TATTAATAACAGCATCACTATGATTACCACTTAAGTTATCTCTAATTAATTGCGTTTGAGCATCGTGTAAAGCTGCTTGTGAAGCATCATTACTTACGGTACCATTACTACTAACATATTTTGGTTCTAAATTAGTATCACCTGTTAATGGAGCATCAGGTTTATGTTCTAGTGCTGTAAATGCTTCTGGTACTTCTTGCTTCAATTTTTCAACTTGTGGAAGTGTTATAGTTTTATTTTTAACTAAATCATCTATAAAACTTATTGGGCTTTTATTATCTTCTCTTTTAATGCTTTTTATAATAGCTTTTCTTAGCTGAATATCTTTATATCTACTTTTATTAACTAGAGGACTAACCATATCATATAGTTTACCTATTATAGCACTCCAAACGCCTAAAGTATTTAATGGCTTAGGTTTACCATTAGGTGTTATTACATTAGATAAATATTTGTCATTAGCAAATTTATCAGCCATTTCTTTAAGTATAGGTACTACAAAGTCTGTATTTTTACCTGATAAACCTTCTTTTTTCAAATCAGTTAATACCTTACCATAATCAGTAGCATAATTAGATTTAGTATTAGCCTGTATTATATCCCCTAGTTTTTGCCTATTCTTTGTTTCTGCGTATCTAGCTATAGTTACATCACTATTAGCTGCATCTTCTGGGCTAATAGTTTGCTTCATAAATGATTTTAAACTATTTTTTACTTCAATTAATGCCTTAGTAGTCTTAAAATCTTTTTTAATGGCAGGTTTTCTTAGAATACCATTTATATTTTGTACTATATCTAAAGCATTACCAGGTGTTATTGGCTCTGATATATCACTATTTATTTTCTTTAATGATGTACCTAATCCAGTAGGGTCTGTACTATATACATCAAGCATTTTCTGGTTTAATTGTTTTTGAATTTGTGTAGGGTCAAGTGCTTGTGGATACTTAGCATTTAGATTATTAACCATATCTGAATATGCTGCTTTTGCACCATCAACTTCTTTAGCATCAGCAATAAATGGCTTAAGTATAGATTGATGTGCTTCCAATCTAGCACCTAATGCAGTTGCTAGTTTACTATTGTCGTCTACAGCTGCACTGAAATAATTCCTAGCTAAGTCTATTGAATTTGCAAGTGAAATAACTTGGTCCTTCCGTGGTATGCCTTTTAACTTACTAATAGCTTCTGCTTCTGACATTCTACCCTTATATAATTTTAGTAATAGTTTAGCTTGGTGATTTATAGGACCTTCAAATACTCTTGATAATATTTTTGAACCAGCACCTGTTATAGCAGCACCAATAATTGCATTCTTAGCTGCATCATCATAACTATCATTACTTCCAATAGAACTAATAAATGATAGCCCTCCAGCTATAGCGCCTTGAGCCAGTGCGCCTTCACCACCTGGAACTAATGAATAAGCAGCCATATTTCCTATTGTGCTAGGATGCATAAATTGATTAGGGTGTGCTTTATTATATGCCTTAGTATAATTACTAAGTGATGATACAGCACCATCTATTATTTTTTGTGGTAAATCTATACCTTTTTCATTTAGTGCATAATTAATAACATCATTAATAGGTCCAGCTGTAGCATCAGCAGCAACTTTAGCAGCACCTAATACAGGTTCTGCAACTCCAGCACCGCATCTCCAGGATTACCTAAATATTGACTAGGTTGCCCAGTAGTTAATGTACTAATAGTACCATCAGGATTAACTGTTGGTTGACTATTTGGTACAGTATCTTGTCCACTTAAACCAGGCACTTTAGGTACTGGTGCTCCATTAATTTCAGCTAGTAAACCTGTAGTTTGTGTTGGTTGATTAGTTTCTTGACCTGGAGCTAAAGTCCAGTCAGATGGATTAAAAGTACTCATTATGAATTCCCTTGTGATGGTCTACCTGGTAACTGATTAGATGCTTGAGCTTGTGATATTTGCCCAGGTTGCTGTTGTTCTTGCATCTGTTGTTGTCTTTGTTGAGTTATCATTTGTGCTGTCTGGTCAAGTATTTGTGCAATCTCTGGACTATATTTAGACCTTAGATTTTTAACACTTAGTCCAGCTATTTTAAAGTAACCTTCTGGATTAGCTTGACTTAATAAATTTCCAACTGGGCCATTCATAAATTGAGAAAACAATTGATTATTTTGTGCCTCATCATTATCAAAACTAACTGTATCTAAAGATATATCTGCACTAGAGAATTGTATATCAGTATCTAGTGTAGGTATAGGTGCCATTATATAATTACCTTCTTTATCTTTTAAAGGTTTACCAGTTGCAGGGTCTTTTACTTCTTCAAACACTGGTCTCATTTGTGGTTGACCAGTTTGTGGGTCAATTACAGGTTGCCCAGTTTGTGGGTCTCTAACAGGTATCATAGCTGGTCTATTTATCTCTGTCCATCTATTACCTTCATAGCCATCTGAAACTCTTACAACATCGTGTGCTGTATAATATTGCTTAACTAAGTTTAGTATATCCCAACCTAATAGTCTGTAAAAGTTTTCTATTTTACTTGTACTATATCTTTGAGCTACTGCAGAAGCATTTTGTTGTAATTTAACTTTTGAACCACTATCACTAGCATAAGCCATTCCTAGAAAAGAGTCATTAATACTAAGAACTCTTTGTATTCTGTTTAGTCCATTATCTATAATAGAATATTGTTGTTGTACATCAGCAGTTAAATTTTCTACTCTTACACCAGCCAAGTTTTTAACTGGTATAATAGCATTAACTCTGTTAAATTGGTCTGTAAAGTTATCTATATCATCAATAGAACCATCTTCAACAAATGCCTTTTGTGTATTAACCATTAGTTGAATTTTAAGCACTGCTTGATTTATAGCTTTTTGTGTTTCTATAATTTCTCTAAACAAACCATAAAATTCTGCCTTATTACTCATACTAAATTTATGTACTCTATAAGGCATTGCAGTATATTTATGGGATATATTTTCTTTGCTTAGTATCTCATTCTGGCTCCATTGAACACTCCAAATCTTATCTTTATCCTTAACTATTGTATGTACTATTAAATAGTTATCAAATCGTTTATATCTACCCATAAATTCTGTATTATAAGCATATGTAAACTCTGCTTCATTTATATACAAACCATTATAGTAAGCATCAAGGCTTTCTCTCTTTTGCTTACCATATAGTTTATCTACATCTTCTTTAGACACCCACTTAAATCTATGTATATACTTAGCATCAGAATAATCTTCAAGTCTACTCATAGGGTCAATAGCTATTTCAGTACTTGGAACGTGACTAATATCTATTCTATATTTAGGTCTACCAAATTCATCAGCCTCACCAGTTGGATGTACATCAACATAGCTACACATTAAACCAGTTAAAATACCATCTAGTTTAATTTTATCACCTTCTCCACTAAAGTTATTTGTTCTAAAAACATAGTCCATCACGTCTTGTAAAACTGCAGCAGCTATTGTACTTTCTTCTTTAGCTGGGTCAACTTTAATGTTATTAACTATTGTTGAAAAATAGCCAATAAGCATTCTAGCAAAAGCCTTTATAATATTAAAGGTTTCTGCTGGTTGTCCTCTATTAGCTAATGTATTAAGCTGGTCTACATTATATTGCCTATTATGATATAGGTCTAATACTTCATTAGCTTCTTTATATGATGAAGCAAATACATCGTGACTAACTTTAAAACTATCTCTTAAATTTTCAATTGTTGGTTTCATTTTATTGGCTCCATTGTTTTACCATTCCATATAGCTCTTTGCCCTGACTTATTTATATATACTTTACCTATTATAAAACCAGGAGTTGTAGGGGCTGATTGTTGTGGTGTACCCTGAGGTTCTGTACTAGTTGGTGTACCTTGAGGTTCTGTACTAGTTGGTTGTGGTGTACCTTGAGGTTCTGCACCAGGTGTTATTGTATTATAAGTTACTGCTGGCTGAGTTGGTTGTGTATTAGGTACTTGCTGCCCAGGTTCTTTATTTGTTTGATTAAGATATGCTTCTATCTCTTTATATCTATCATAAGTATTTCCAACAAAACCTGAACCAACTAATAATCTACCTTGATTAGCTAATAGTTTAGCTGTATTCCTAACTGAGTTATCAAGTAAAACACTTTGAGTATTCTGATTATAACTATTAGAACCTACAACATAGTCAACTGTTCTTTTAAACTCATCATCAGATGCTGCTGTACCAGACATAAGTTTTAATCTTTCTGCAGTCATTTGCCCTAAGGTACCTTGTAAACCTAATTTAAGTGCCAACTCTTTATCAGATAATCCCATCATACTTCTTAGTTCTTTAGGTGAATATTTATCTATTGTAGTTCTAAGATTTTGTATAAACCCAGTTTTATATGTACCATTTTTAATAGCTGCTTGAAACATCTTATTAAAGTTCTCAGCAAATTTAAGTTGTGCAAAACCATTATTAAATGTTTCTAATTGTTTTTTATACTGGCTATACACAGGTGTTAATTTAAACTGAGTTTCTAGATTATCTCTTTCAGCTTGTGTAAGATTGCTACCTGTACCATCAAGCAAACTATGCCCAGCATGAATAGCATTATTAATGTCATTAACATCCATATTCTCTCTTCCTTGACCAGTACCAGCATCCATTATAGTTGAAACTGCCTTATCAATCTCTCGCTGTTGTGCTGGGGTCAATTCATTATAAGGTTTACCATATTTACTAGTAGCATTAACTCCTCTTAGTTGTGTAAGTCTATCTTGCCTAGCTGGAGGCTTACCTTCATTTTTAGCAGCAGAATTTAATGCAACCCAATCATTGTATGTTTTAGTTGGATTATCTTTAAGATATTTTTGCATACTATCAGCTTCTATTGATGTTGGTGTAGGTGGCTTAAGTGCTTCTTGCAGTTTTTGCTGCCCATTAACAAAAGAATTTAACTGTGATGCTGTTGCCCTATTAAAATATCCAGTATGTTGTGCAAATTCACCTAAAGAAGCTAAGTGTCCAGCATTTGTCATAAAGTAAGATTTACTCATTTCTTGCTGAACTAATGGTAATTTACCATCAGATTTAAGTTTAGCTAATTCAGTAGCAGGTATTAGTTTTTCTACTTGTGCCATATCTTGTGGATTATTCCAATCAATAGGTCTAATATCAGAAACACCATAGTTTTCTTGCATTTTCTTAGCTAATATAGGATTGCTTTTAATAGTATTATTAAATACTTGCCACCCACTAGATGGATTATTTATTAATGCACTAGTAGCATTATCTAATTCATTAGCAGCAATATGATTAGCTAATAATGTATGCTCATAGTGTTGTTGCTGAGCTGCTGCATTAAGACTATCTATCTTAGTCTGATACATCTGATTTTCTGTGTTAGTTAAACCTGT